GCAAATTACGTTGATGCAAATACTATGACAAGACAAGTCGGTATTTGGGCTGCCACAAGGGTAACTGATGGTCAAGGTGGGTACACTACTACCTTTGCCCTACAAACCACAGTTTGGGGCGATTTAAGACCAGATAACCAATCTCGTGCAGTAGATGAGTCAGAATTGCAATTTGACCAAAGAAGCGTACTTTATATTCGTTTTGGGGTTAATATAAACGATTCGTATGAGGTGGAGGTTGAAGGCGATAGATATACAATACATTCAATTAAGAACGTAGAGAATCAAAATAGGTTCTTGGAGTTAATAATTTACAAGTAATGGCTGGGTTTAGCGTTAATTTAAACGGATTAAAGGATATACAAAATGCTTTAAAAGGTATTGACGGCAAATTAAAGCAAGATGTAGGCGATGAGATAAACGCTTCGGCTTTAAAAATATTAACCGATGCTAAAAGACTTGCACCTGTAAATTTTGGGCAATTAAGGAATCAAATAGCTTTAGTACAAGAAAGCCAATTAACCTTTGGGGTTGAATCAAAGGCATCTTATTCTCCTTATGTAGAATTTGGAACTGGTCCTCAAGTTAGTGTTCCATCTGACTTTGTATCTTATGCAGCGCAATTTAAAGGTCAAAAAGGCGGTAAATTTAAGGACTTTGTTGATGCATTAACCCTATGGGTAAAGCGAAAGGGTATTGGAGATGGCAAAAATGATAAAGGATTAGCTTATGTTATTGCAAGGAGTATATTGCGAAAAGGTATGCGACCTCAACCTTTTTTAATACCTTCGTATGAATCAGAGAAGCCAAAATTAATACAAAGACTAAAAAAATTGTTAGATGTTAAATCCTAATATTGAAATAAAAAAGTGGTTTTATACTAACTTGACAAGTGCGAGTGGGTTGGTTGTTTACGATGGATTTGCTCCTGAAGGTGCAGGTAATGAGTACATTGTTTTAACTGGAAGAACATCAAGCCAAGAACAAGGAAAAAATGGATATACAAATAGTATTTCAATCGTAGTTGATATTATTACAAAAAATGCTAACTTTGGTTATAAACGTGCTGAAACTATAAGCAACTTAGTCTTGACGGCGGTTAATTCAGATACCAATATTACATTGGCAAATGGATTCACGGCATCAAGTTTAAGTGTTGAAAGTGTAAGAAACTTAGACGGCTTAAACCCTTTAGATAACGTTTTTAGAGTATTGATAACTTATAACATAATAATAACTCAAATTTAAAATTAAATAAAATGGCAGAAACAAAAGTAAGCGCAAGAGATTATATCCTCTTAGCTGACATAAACAACGATGGTACATTCAAGCCTGTTGCTTGTTTGACTACAAACTCTTTAACATCAACTAATGACACAATAGATGCAACGTCTAAATGTGGCAACGAGTTTACTCCAGCACCTTCTTTCTCTCAATCTTTTGAGTGTGAAGGTTTTGCAATTGATGAAACAGGAACACCAAGCAAAGATTCTTACCAACAATTATACACTGCTCACGCTGCTAAAACTTTATTCGCAATTAAAATGGGTAAAGCAACTCCAGTAGCAGGAGATGTTTATTATGGTGGTGCTGGTTCTTTAGTGTTTATTAGCGATTTCGGTGTAACTGCTGATGATAAGGATGATGTTAAATTTACTGCAACTTTTGTAGTAAGTGTTCCTCCTATTGCACAAACTGAACAAGTATAATAAATAAAAAACTATGTACGAATTAAAGACGAACAACAAAACAATTCAATTAAAGTGGGGTACTTGGGCGATGCGAGAATTTTGCAATGCTAAAGATATCACAATAGATAAATATTTCACTTTATTAGGAGAATCACATTTTGATTTAGACAATATTATTAAGTTGGTATATATAGGTTATAAATCGGCTTGTGTTTCAAATAAAGATGAAATTATATATAGTGAGGCTGATGCTTGTGATTGGATTGATGAATTAGGGTCAATTTTCAAAACGGAGGGTCAACTTGTAGATTATATGAAATATGTTGTAGAAACAACAGTAATTTCAGTGCAAGGGAAGCCTAAAGAAGATGAAAAAAAAAAGCCTAATAAAGCTAAATTGGGATGATGTATTAGTTAAGGCTGCTGAATGTGGTATAAGACCAAATGAATTTTGGGATATGACTTGGAAGGACTTTTCTATTATTGTAATGGGAAAGGAAAGAAACGAGTTAAACGAATGGGCGAGGACAAGAAACCTCGCCTATATTATATACTTGAGTAATACAACCGAGAAAAATCCAAAAAGCATTAAATCTTTTTGGCACATACCAGAACTTGACAATATAAAAGAAAAAGAAGAAAAAAAGTTTATAACCGATGAGCAGTTAGCAAGAACATTAAAGTTATATGGAGTAAATTAATAAAATGGCACAAGAAACTTTAAAGATTACGATAACCGCTGACAATCAACAAGCGGTTAAAAATATACAAGAAACTGTTACCGCAACAAATACGTTAGGTAATTCATTTAAAACTTTACCAGCAAATAGTGATAAAGCAACATACGCTTTATCAAACTTATCAAGAGTTGCACAGGATGCTCCTTATGGATTTATAGGTATTGCGAATAACTTAAACCCATTATTAGAATCGTTTCAAAAATTAAGTAAAGATGCTGGGAGTTCTGGTGCTGCATTGAAACAAATGGCTCAAGGTTTAATGGGTCCAGCAGGTATTGGTTTAGCTTTAGGAGTTGCATCTTCTTTATTAGTAACATTTGGAGATAAGTTATTCCAATCAAGTGCTGCACAAAAAGCGGCAGCAGAAAAAACAAAAGAAAATACTGATAGAATAAAAGAGCAAAAAGATGCTCTAGATCAAATATATTCATCAACTGCACAAGAGGTTACACAAGTTTCAAGTTTAATTGCAGTTTTGCAAAATGAAAATGAAACTAGAAATAGAAAAGTAAAAGCATTAGAGGCTTTAAAAAAAATAAACCCAGAAATATTTAATGCTTTAACACTTGAAAAAGGAGCAGTTGAAGGACTAAATACTGCGTATGATACATATATAGCTAATTTAAGTTCTTTAATAACTCTTAAAATAAAGCAAAAGGAATTAGAGCAAGTTACCGAAGAAATACTTAAAAAGCAAGGTTTAACATTAACTCAAGAAGCTAAAGATATTGCTGCAACTGGTAAAGTTTTAAAAGATAGTGCAAATACAAGAAAAACAGATGTTGAATTAAGACAACAAGGATTAAATGAAACTGTTAAGCAAAGAACTGAAGAAAATGAGTTAAATGGTTTATTAGAAAGAAGAAAAAAGATATTTCAAGATATAATTGAATTATCAAAAAATGTAAAAGTTCCAAATGAATATACTGCACCTAAAGTAGATAAAGCATTATCATTTAAGGAAGCAAGTGATTTAATACGTCAAATAAATAAAACAAATACTTTACTTACACCTAATGAAACAGCACCTGAAGATACTGCAATAGAAAATGCTAAAAAGCAACACGAAGATTATCTTAAATGGTTGACAGGGTGGACTATGTTTAAAGAAAAGTTAGGAAAAGAAAGTATTAATAAAGAAAAAAAAGATTTAGAAGAATTAAATAAATCATATGAAGATTTTGCTATGACAATTTCACAAAATGTTACAGGTGCTTTGTTTGGAGTATTTGATGCTATGCAACAAGGTGTTTCTGCTGGTGATGCTTTAGGTCAAATGTTTGGTAGATTAGCACAACAAATAGCACAAACATTAATTCAAGCAACTTTATTTGCTGCTATTATGTCATTATTGCCAGGAGGTTCGATTGCTTCTGGAGGTTTAGGATTTGGAGGATTTTTTAAAGATATATTAGGTTTAGCAAGTGGTGGAATTGCAACTGGTCCAACATTAGCAATGATTGGAGAAGGAAGCGAAAGCGAAGCAGTTTTGCCATTAAGCAAACTTGGCAATATGATGCAAACATCATTTAATGCTGGTTCAATGAATACAAATAATATGGGTCAAAATGGTCAATTTGTATTAAGAGGTAATGATTTAGTATTAGCTTTACAACGTTCTAATTCATCACTTAATTTAAGACGTGGAATATAATGGCATACAATTTAAAATACAAGGTAACATTTGCAAGTAAATCTGATGTTATTTCATACGTTCACTTACTTGAAAACGATTATGCTGGGGATGTTATTGAATACGATGGTTTAAATATAAGTTTACAATACATTCCTAAAAGCGATGATATTTATGAGCCTATTGTAGTTAGCCAATTAAGTGTTGGAATGGATGTAACGGATGATAGCGAGAATATGCCAAATTTCGCTACTTTAGATGACAGAAAGTATCTTGTTAAATTATTTTACGGAGAAACTTTAGAATGGCAAGGATGGTCTTTAAGTGATAGTGTAGACATATCATTTTCAACAGGTAGAAAAGAATTAGCTTTTAATGCTATTGATGGATTAGGTATGCTTGA